GGTCTGCGTCTTTGTAGTTGTCGTTTTCTGCCCACATAAACCCTTTATGTCCGCAACTATCACAATAAAGTTTTTTATCATTTCTTATATATTCAAATTCTTTTTTATTAATATTATATATATTTGGAGATAAAACCCCCCTAATAAAATTTGATGCTTGAATTGGTTTGCTAGTCATTTTTTATTTTCCTTTCCTTTATTGTTTATTATTTTAAATTAATAATTGCTTGATTGTACCCAATAACAAAACCCAACATTTCTTCTTTGCTGTTGAATCTTTTAATGTCCCTAGAATATTGGCTGTGTCCATTATTAATTGAGTATTTATTAAAACAAACGCCCTTGTTTTTTATTTCTTCGCTTGTAATATTATTATATCCATATTTTAAAAGGTTTTTTGTAAATTCAGCACATTGGTTCGCATGAAAATACTTATTATCACCTTTTAAAACTACATTAATATTGTGTTTATTTTTTTTAAACTCAATATCATTTTGTTTTTGATATTGGTTTTTTTTTGCTTCTAGTTCTTTTATTGCTTCTTGTTGTGTGTGCATATTATTTACTCCTTTGTTGTTAAATTAAATGAGATTAAGTTATAAAAAAACATTATGGCGAAAACAAGGCAAATAAAGAAATAATATAAAAAAATTAAGTTGTTGATTTTTAATAAATCTTTTTTGTTCTGTGCCTTAATTCTGCCATATTTATATATTAATTAATAAGACATAAACTTAACAAAGGACAAAAAAAATGAGTGCATTAAGTAAAATAACAAAGGACGCCCTGACAGTTTTAAAAAATAAGATTGTTGAAGGGCTAAAAAATGACGGCCTAAAATGGTTTAAATCATTTAAGGGTATTGGTTCGCCCGCAAATGCCTTAACTCAAAAAAATTATAAAGGTATTAATTTTTGGGCTTTGGGTATTAATAAAAAAGAAAACAATTACGCCACTATTTACTACGCTACAAAAAAAGCGTGGCAGTCAGTAGGTGCTACAATTAAAGACGGCCAAAGCCAAAATGGTACGGCGGTTTTTTATTACGGCGTTTTTAAAAAGTCTGTAAAAAATAATAAAAACGAAGACAAAGACAAGCAATTTTCATTTTTAAAAATTAGTTATGTTTATAACTATGAACAAATGAATTTTGAAAATTCAACTTATACGCTACCACCTAAAAAAGAAAATCAAGTCATTGATATAACAGAAATTGAAAGCTTTGTTAAAAATATCAAAGACCTTGATTTAAGACACTCAAACGAGGGTCGCTGTTATTATAGCCCTTTGTTAGATTATGTCCATATGACAGAAAAAACGGGCTTTATAAATGTCGCTGATAAATCAGCGTCTTTTAATTATTACAGCGTTTTATTTCATGAACTTAGCCATTGGACAGGTCATAAATCGAGAACGGCTCGATTTGAAAAAAATGTTAAATATTTTAAGGACGATGTTCAGTTAGAATATGCACTCGAGGAATTGGTTGCTGAAATATCTGCCAATATGCTTTGTATGCATTTTGGCCTTGATAAGACAATCAATCAAAATTCCATTGCTTATCTTAAAAGCTGGATATCACGCCTTGAAAATGACGATAAATTTTTACTAAAGGCACTATCTCAAAGTGCTGGTGCTAGCACCTATTTATTAGAAAACAGCACCGCAACGCTTCAAAGCGTACCAGTTTTAAAGGTTGCTTAATAATCAAGCGTAATTAAAAGCGGGCTTAAAACGCCCGCTTTTTTTAGGTTATAACTTGCCTTAATTCTGCCATATTTATATATTAATTAATAAGACATAAACTTAACAAAGGACAAAAAAAATGTTAACAAAAAAACACTTTAAGGAATTAACAAAAATTCACGCTAAGGCCTTAAAAGCAATGAAGGACAACGAGCCAAAAACTGCATATAATATTTTTGAGTTTGGATTGCGTGATTTTTATCAATCCATTAATGTAAATTTTGACGATTTCAAATTTATGAAGCGTACCCAAAAATTAGCCAATACTAAGCCCGCTAAACTTGTTGAAAGCAACGATTTAACGGGATTTGACGCAATTGACCATTTAGAGCGTAGAGAGCTTTTAGACGCTCAAATGAATAATTAAAAACTTAAAATAATTTAATTAAAAGCGGGCTTAAAACGCCCGCTTTTTTTGTGTCCGTTGACTTGATAAATACACGCTTAAATTGTATTGATAAGCATGGCAAAAAACAAAGAATCTTTGTTGTTTAACAGAATTAAAACAGCATTAAAAACCGCCTACCTATTAAGAATTGAGACATCAACGGCCAAAGGCGTTGCCGATGTTTTTTGTATTTATAAACGCTGTTCTTTTTGGGTTGAATTAAAAGCAAACGACAGCAAGAATTTACAGCTAAGCGGGTACCAATTGAATTGGCACGATACCATCAATAAGCACGGCGGTCACTCGTTTATCTTAGTAAAGACCATCAGGCAACGATGTCTTAAAATCTACAGCGTTGAGGGTAGAGGCGTGAAGTTTTTACACCAATACACCGACACGGCGGGCGGGTTGGTTGAAGCGTTCCAATTCATGCAAGGCCACACCCTCGAGCTTCAAGGTCATAATATAAAAACCTAGTAAATTGATTATCACTAGCGATAATCATTAATTATCACTTGTGATAATCTCGCACAATCTAACATACCCACGAGGGTAGAGGCGTGACCCTTGAGGCCTGAGCCACGAGCCGAAGCTCTAAGGGTCATTTGAGGGTTGACCTTATGTTTGCCTTATTTCTGCCACAATTGACCCCTATTTTTTTTTATTTTTTTTTACAGAGTGTACTTGAGCAGGATTCATAAACGCAGTAAGGTAGAATAAACTATGGTTTTAGAAAAAAAGGGGCCCATCCAAAAAGACCTATTATCCACTGATCAATTAAGACTTGAGGTGGAAAAAAAACTCATTGAGCATATTAAACTTTGCCAAGATAATTTTTTATATTTTGTTCAAGAGGTCTGGCCTGATTTTATTTGTAGAAAAGAAAAGGACCCAAATAAATGGGGGCACCATCAAATCATGGCTAAAGAGTTTACTCGTATATCTGATCAGAGAAAAGGGAGGCTTATTGTGAATATGCCACCTAGGCACACTAAAAGCGAATTTGCTTCTGTGTTCTACCCAGCATGGATGATTGGAAGGAACCCTAAATTAAAAATTATGCAGGTAACGCACAATGCCGAACTATCTGCTAGATTTGGTTCTAAGGTTCGTAACTTAATTGACTCTAGAGAATATAAACAAATTTTTGGAGATGTCCGTTTACGACAAGACTCTAAAGCAAAGGGACGTTGGGAAACAAATCATGGTGGTGAATATTTTGCTGCTGGTGTAGGAGGCGCAATCACAGGGCGTGGTGCGGATTTGTTAATCATTGACGATCCACATACCGAACAAGATTCTTTATCTCGTAATGCTATGGAGAGATGTTATGATTGGTATGCATCAGGACCCAGACAACGTTTACAACCTGGAGGCTCTATTGTTTTAGTTATGACGAGATGGGCAGAGAATGATTTAACGGGGACCCTCATTAGAAATCAGAAGGAAGAAAAAGCAGACAAGTGGAAGTTAATTTCTTTTCCTGCAATCTTAGAATCAGGGAACCCTTTGTGGCCAGAATTTTGGGAGAAATCTGAATTAGAAAAAGTCAAAGCATCGTTACCCATTCGTAACTGGTCTGCACAGTATATGCAGAACCCCACTTCAGAAGAAGGAGCTATCATCAAAAGAGACTGGTGGAGACCTTGGAAAAAAGATGTACCCGCATTACAGCATGTTATACAAAGTTACGATACCGCATTCAGTGCAAAAGAGACTGCCGACTATTCTGCTATTACTACGTGGGGGGTATTCTATCCTCAAGAAGGCGGGGCGGCTAATCTTATGTTGTTAGATGCAATGAAAGGTAAATATGATTTTCCTGAATTAAAAAATCTGGCATTTGATCAATATAAATTTTGGGAACCTGAATCTGTAATCATTGAGGCTAAAGCATCAGGAGAACCGTTGATGCAAGAATTTAGAAGAATGGGAATACCAGTAATACCTTTTGTTCCTAGTAAAGGAAAAGATAAACATACTAGAGTTAATGCTACTGCACCCTTATTTGAATCAGGGTCCATATGGTATCCAGAAGGAGAGCGCTTTGCAGATGAGGTTATTGAGGAATGTGCTGCCTTTCCCCATGGTCAATATGATGACTATGTTGATAGTACTACCCAAGCCGTGTTAAGATACAGGCAAGGTAACTTCTTTGATGTAAGCTCCGACTACAAGGACAACTCAAATAAGTACAAAAAAGAATATAAATACTATTAAGGAAAACTTATGACAACAAAAATAAACTCAAAGATTTTAAAAGAATGGAAAAGAGAAAAAGATCTAGGTTATGACGGAACGGTAGAGGATTACTTTGAAGAATTTTACGGACCTATAGATGATTTTAAGAAGGACGGTGGAATAGTAAGCGGCAAAGGCAAAGATTACATCAAAGACATCCTGTAAAGTATAGTTATTAAACAGTTTGCATGTTAATATAATAACTGTTATAACAAATTAAGGAGAATACCATGGCAAAAAAAAGTATGAGAAATCTTGCAAAAGTTGCGGCAGGATTAGGAGCGGCCTATGCTCTATCTAAAATGGGTAAAGGAACTATGGATGGAACAGAAGGTGACTTCCCAGCTTCATCAGTAGACAAATCTTCACCAGTATCTAAAGGATCTTCACCAGTATCTAAAGGAACTATGGATGGAACAGAAGGCGACATGCCCTTTGTAGCTAAACCAAAAAGAGGAAGCGTAGAAGCATTTAGACAAGCTGAATCTGAAAGACAAGCTAGAATATCAGCAAGGAGAAGTGGACAAACTATGGGAACCGATAGGTCCGCATTTAATGCAAAAATAAAAGCAACCAATGCAGCTAGACAAGGAATGAAAAACCCAAGATACAATAAGGGTGGATCTGTTCACGTTAAAACAAAAATAGGATACAGTAAACCAACAAAGATTTGCTAATATGGCGGAAGTCGACAACAACAATGAACTTCCTGTAGAGGAAGTTGAATCGGAAGAGGTTGACGTAGAATTACCAGAAGATGTGCAAGACCAAGTTGAAGAACTTGGTGCGGCTATTGATGAACAGGTAGAATTCTACGACAACTTAGCGGAAGACATGGATGAGCGTACGCTTGGGCGTATGGCATCGCAGTTAGTTGAAGACTATCGTAAAGATAAAGTCTCAAGATCCGATTGGGAAAAAACATATACACAAGGTTTAGAATTACTAGGTTTTAAATACAGCGATCAAACTCGTCCTTTTGCTGGAGCAAGTGGTGTTACTCACCCCTTACTAGCAGAAGCGGTTACACAATTTCAAGCACAAGCTTATAAAGAACTACTACCCTCCGATGGCCCTGTACGTACTCAAGTTGTTGGAGCAGAAACACCAGATATAAAACAACAAGCAGAACGTGTAGAAGATTTTATGAACTACATGTTAATGGAAAAGATGGAAGAGTACACTCCAGACTTTGACCAGTTATTATTTTATTTACCTTTAGCAGGATCTGCATTTAAGAAAATTTATTACGATGGGTTAAAACAAAGAGCTGTTTCTAAATTTGTTCCAGCAGAAGATTTAGTAGTTCCTTATTACGCAACCGATTTAATGGATTGCGAACGAATTGTTCATTTAGTTAAAATGAGCGAGAACGATATTCTTAAAAAACAAAAATCAGGATTCTATAGAGACGTAGAATTATTACAAAAATCTACTCAACAAAATACTATCCAAGATAAACTAAACGAATTAGAAGGGGTGAAGCCTACTGCAGATATGGAAACGCAGTTTAATATTTTAGAGATGCATGTAGATTTAAGTTTAGAAGACTTTGAAAAAGACGGAAGACCTAAACCAGATGAAAAAGAAGTTAAGGTTCCTTACATTGTAACCATTGATGAAGGTTCTCAAGAGATACTTTCCATCTACCGTAACTATGCACCAGAGGATGAATTAAAAAAACGCAAAGAATACTTTGTGCATTTTAAATTTTTACCAGGATTAGGCTTTTATGGCTTTGGATTAATCCATATGATCGGCGGATTAAGTAGATCTGCCACTACTGCATTAAGACAATTGTTAGATGCAGGTACTTTGGCTAACTTACCAGCGGGATTCAAGAGCCGTGGAATTAGAATCAGGGATGATGACCAACCGTTCCAGCCAGGAGAGTTTAGAGATGTAGACGCACCAGGCGGAAACATTAGAGACCAGTTTCAATTATTACCGTTTAAAGAACCTTCACAAACTTTATTTCAACTAATGGGCTTTTGCGTACAAGCAGGACAAAGATTCGCTGCAATTGCTGACATGCAAATGGGAGAAGATTCACAAAACAGAGCCGTGGGCACAACGATCGCACTCTTGGAGCGTGGTTCGAGGGTCATGAGCGCTATTCATAAGCGTTGTTACTACGCTATGCGACAAGAATTTAGACTACTGGCAAAAGTATTCGCAGATTATCTACCCCCTGTGTACCCTTATTCTGTGTATAACGCAGACCGTGCAGTAAAAGTTGCAGATTTTGACGACCGCGTAGATGTCATTCCAGTTGCCGACCCTAATATCATGAGTATGGCACAACGAGTAACGTTAGCGAATGAAAATTTAAAGATCGCTATGTCTGCTCCACAAATGCACAACTTGAGAGAAGCTTATTCTAGAGTATACGAAGCATTAGGAACTAAAAATATTGATTCTTTGTTGTACCCTGACAAACAACCTACCCCTGAAGATCCAGGAACCGAGAACGCTAAGGCTTTGAAGATGGAATTGTTAAAAGCATTTCCAGACCAGGATCACGATGCACATATCACGGCTCACGGAACTTTCATTCAGTCACGAATGGTACAGATGAACCCTATGGTGTATGCATTATTGCAAGGACACATTAGTGATCACATTGCGATGCAAGCTCATGGAGAAGTAGGAGCATTAATTCAACAAGATCCAGAGATGCAAGCGATGAACCAACAAGATCCAGACGGATTTAAAGTGGTATTTAATTCTATGGTTGCAAAACGAGTTGCTGAACTAACTAAAATGTTAATTGAAGCCGAAGGCGGACCGCAACAAGATCCTTTAGTAGCGTTGAAACAAAGAGAACTGGATTTAAAAGCATTAGACATTCAAAGAAGAGCCAATGAATCTCAAGAAGACATGCAAAGAAAAGAAGGTGAGTTTGATGAGAAGATTGATTTTGAGAAAATGAAATTAGAACAACAAGAAGAACAAGCTGCGGCTAGAATTAGAGTAGCCAATGAGAAAATTAATGTTGCAAGAGAAAAAAATAAACAAGCGTTTGCCCAAAAGCCAAAAGCAAACTAAGAGATTAACCAAGACAATCCCCCCTAACAAGGGACCTAATCCTGATGGTATATACGCGCCATTAAAACCAGAGTATTATTTGTAATATGGCAACAAAAAAAATAGCACCAAAGAAAAAACCTAAATCGATGGACGATCAGATCCTAGAAGGAGATGATAACCTTCATGGACCTTATAGATCTTTTGAAGATCCAGAAAAGTCTTACAACTATACACGCCCGATGAAAATGTATCCAGGTACTCCTTTAAAAAAAGGAGGATCTATAAGTCAAGCATCTAAAGATAAGAAAACTTTTCAAAATGATAGAACTAAACCTCTTCCAAAAGAAGCTTATACACAAGACGATCAAGAATTAAGATATGATGCAGATACTTCTACTGAAGGTTCTTTTTCACATGGCGGAGAAGTAAGAGGTGGTGGAGCAGCTATTAGAGGAAAAGGTTTTAAAGGAGTGTTCTAAATGCTTCCCGCATTAAGTATTATAGCTCCTTTAGCAAAGATGTTGTTTGCTACCGTGGACAAAG